CCTGGCTCACTGGAAACCAGTGAGACAAATTCAAGCCTTTTCAGGCTTGCACCCGCCTCCGCTTCAGCGACAAAGTGTGCCGACGCGAGGACTCACTGAGATGGGTACGATCATCACGCCCGACTTCGGGGTGGTGGAAGTACTTGATCAGCGCAGGGTACCCGTCTAAATCGTCCTTACGCCGCAAGGCGCTCGGAACATAGGTTCTAACTTCGAACCTGTGTAGAACCTTGGACCAGCAAGTGATCTGGCTCCAATCTCGATGGGTTTCCCAACCAAGACCTTCAGTATTCCGCGGCCTGAGAGGGAGGGGACGAATCTACTCCATCATGTCGTGTAGTACTGTTGCAGACGTATAGTATCCTCGCAACCAAAGCTGGTTGCTGGTGCTTACTATGCTGCTAAAGGCCTTAGCGTCTTTTGAGGCTAAGTCTGGATGGTAGCGAAGATAACATGGGGTCACATCATGACCCATGTAGGCGTCGACGCCGCAACTCTCGCGGAAGTGTCCCTCCGAAAAAGTCTTCGCTCGGTTGATCTTAAAACCAAGCAAGGTCATCCAGTCAACCAGTCCAGAATATGCGTGTGCTCTAATGACGATATCGTCACCGAACACACGTACACTACTGGCTACACTGCACAGTTTCCCATACGAGAAGGTAGTACTTCCTCGTAACAGAGCGGCATACGCTATGCAAGCGTATACAACACTCTGGATCGGAAACGTTGTAGCGTTACCCATGCCTGCAAACTTTTTCATGTCGAGTATGCCGTGAGGCAACTTAACATGGGCCGTACGACTTCGCATCAGAAGATCGGCGAACCGACCATTTCCGCGACTAACCATCAACGAAACAAGTTCGTTAGATAGCAAATCGCTAGCTGACGATAGGTCTACTGTACACCATTCGCCGGACATGGATCCCTCAAGGGCCAATTTCTGATTTGGCTCCTGAGAGAGCAAATTCAAACTTTGCCGGAGAACCCGGCAATCCGCAATGCAATCGCGGAGGTGACTGTTGAGAGCTTGCTGCATGTACTGTTGCAGTAGAGGCTCAACAGTGATGGTCCGGAGAGCTGTACAGCTCTTCGGAACACACACCAGTTTAGAAAATGCACCAGCGGGGACAGTGTATGTCTCCTTTTCCAACTCGGCTGTAGATCCACACTGCGAAGCAGCATGAACGTCCATACCGGTGTCAGATAGGAGAGGGTGGAATTCAGAAACACCCAGGTACAGCGCCAACCACTTCTGGTTGGGGGTATACCCTTCATACACGGCGCCAGGCCCGTGCCTCCCGGTGATGAATTCGAAGCTATCAAGCTTCGGGAGCACCATACGGAACACACGGTCCAAACATGCA